CCATGTATCTCCTTCCCCTACTTGCGCGCCAGTTGGGGCGGTAGCACTTCTAAAATTTTGATCCGCTAATTGTTCCAAAGCATCTTGTAAATAGGATGCAGTAATAGTATTGTAGGGTTGAACAGTAACTGCAGTAGCGGCAAGCTGACCAGGAGAGTTTATTGGTATTGCAAGCGTAAATGCTTGCACCTCAGTAACATCATCAGTTATACTAATACTAATAGTATCCCCTGTCGCTGTGACATCGGTAACTTCTTCAGTTATTTCTAGAGTAGTTTGAGTACTCATCTTGTAACTTCTGGGGTGAGGGTTACCTCTCCTTGAAGAATTCGTTTAACAATAGCATCATTAGATGTATAAATTTCCAAATCATATACATACTGTCCAGGAGCTAAAGCCGCTGTAGTGGCTGGAGATAGCTCTAATTTTAACGTGCCAGCACTAGCATTAGTTGTGGTTACGGTGAAAGTGGCTGCGACAGATCCTGAAATATGGGTTGTACGCAGCTGTGCTCGACCTGTATAATTGGTCAAATCTAAGTCTAGTCCTGCCTGCTTAATTGCTAAGTCAAGAGCAAAGCTGGACCCTTGGTCAACCACTAAGTTATACGTACCTGCACTCATGTCTTTTTCTCCATTCTGAAATTATATACTAAAGCACCTATTTAGTCAAGGTTTATTTTTTAGGTGGTTAACTTGCCTAGCACTACTCTAGGGTTGGTGCCGTCTGTTATAGTAATTTTCTCGCCGTTTCCATCTATTGTCATATAATCGCCTATCGTGATTTTATCTCCGCTAGAATTACCTAATGTATTTTCTCCCGAGAACCCCGCACCTTTAACAGTGCCTCCAAATTCTGCATTACCAGCCTCATCTATTCGAAACTTTTGAGCAGTTATAGAGCCTTTATCAGTTCCAGTATTTTTTAGATTAATCATCATACCTGCGGTAGAAAAAGCAGAACCATTAGTAACACCCCCTGCAAAATTATCTGATTGTATAGCCCCTGTAGTAATATTATCTCCATTAATTATAGTATTACTTGGGTCACTAGACGATAAGTCGCTAAAAGCTACTACCCCACTGAAATTTTGTATTAACGCTGGCTCACTAAAATTAGCTTCGGTTATGGTAGCCGTTCCAGTACCCGCAGTAGTTTCATCTGCGGTAAAAGTACTTGCCCAATAATAGGAGTTCACAGTTGCATCAAAGGTAGGAGGAGTAAAAGACCATCCTGTAGCAGCTCCATCAATTGCACGAGTGGCAAAAGTAAACGTTCTCGTTCCTGAGGTAAAGGGCTTGCCTGGGTTGCTATTCGTCGCAGTGGGGGCAGTTTTATATATAAGAGTTGTAGTAGATAATTTACCTGGATCTCCCTCTGCACCGTACTGCGCAGCAATAATTGGGTCAGACCACTCACCAGTACCTATAACATCCGTGGCTGTAGTATTTATTGCGGCAGCAGTTCTTTTCCACAAATATTTATTGCTCGATGTGGGAGTACCTTGTACTGTCGTCGGCTTCTGCACCCAGCCATTAAGTGAGCCAGAGGTTAAGGCAAGCGTTCCATTAGCAAAAGTATAAGTTGTATCTCCAGACGGTTTAGTACTCTCGCTTGAGGCATTTGTGAGTTTCCATATTTCTACAGTTGCAGAATTAAGCCCATCTGTGCCGTCTGCTCCTGAGAATTGCACAGGGTCAGACCATTCTGCATAACCAATAGTATCAGTAGTAGCAGTACTATTACCAGTTGCAGCTACTACCCACTGCTTATTAGTACCTGTAATGGTCTGGGGAGATATATACCAACCCGTAGAAGCTATCTGTCCGCTAGAAATGCCCCCTACAGCTCCCGTAATTGTCCCTGCACCACTACCAGATAAAGTTACTGTAACTGTAGGAAATGAGCTTCCTATATCACTAGCTCCAGGGTCACTAGTAGCATTTTTATACATATAAACCAGCGCTGTAGAATTACCTTGAGCACCTTCTCGTATTTTACCAATACTATGAGTATCGGTAATTTGCTTATCGGTATTATCAGGGTCTAACCCTTCTCGTACCTTAATAGTAAAGTCTATAGGAGTTGCGCTATAGGTTATATCATCACTATTACTATGCACGGTCTTAGTTAGAGTACCATTAGTGCCCTCTGCCCAATCATCAGCACCATCTGCGCTAGTATTAACCTGACTAAATCCTGCCCCTGTGATATTAAATTCTGGCTCTTCAAAGCCAACTGCTCCTATTTTAAGCTGTATATTGGTATAGTCAGTTTCCTGGCTATTGTCGGCTGCGTACTGTAAAAATGGGACATTAGAAGTAACAACTGCAGATCTAGCCCCCACTTTAAGATCCTTTGTTATCTCTAAGAAGCTCATAGCACCCTCTGCGCCTCCTAATGTATAAGTACCACTATTAGCGGAACTGTAGCTTACTGGCGTAATTAAGAAATCCTTCTCATAATCTATGTCTAACTCTTGCTTATTTATGACTAGCGCGGTCCCGCTATTAGCTGTCCATGACCTATCCAGATACATTACTGTATCACTAGATATAAGTGCAACTTTACCTGCAAACCACCCGTCTGACCCGTATATAGTAACTACTTCAGGAATTTTTAAAGTCGAAAACCCTGATCCTATAATTTTTGAGGTACCTGGAGTAACACTAACAGTGCCTAAGCCACTATTAGTCCAAATACTAGAAGCACTAGCAACATATTTTGTTACATCATACCAATAATCTACTGTACTACCATAAGTAGTTGAGTCAAGCTTTCTAGATACTAGTTTAAGAGCGTTAGCATTAGGGGCTGCCGCATCTAGCTCACTAAAGTCCATCATTACATATGCAGGGCTACTAGTAGGATATGCATTATTAGCTAAAGCGGTACATAATATAGAGTAGGAATCTGCATCTGCAGAAGTATTATTTTTTGCTCTTTGTATAGCTGTAAAAGGTGCAGCAATATAAGACTTCTTAGCGAAGCTAACAGTCCCTTTATCGTCTCCGGATTCTGTCATAAAGACGTCCTCTGTAGAATATCCTCCTTTTGAAATTCCTCCCAGCCTTTCGTGGGAACCCTCAAATATGTCATCAATAGTGATATTAAATAAAGCCTTTTGGGACCTTCTTCCTGAGTTACTAATTGTGCAAATAGATACAAGATGCTCGCCATTAGGAACTTTAGTAAATTTTTGACTAAGTTCTTGAGGGCCTACCCTACTTCCGCTTACTAGGCCGCTTTCAGGCCCAAAAGTATGCTCTATTTCAAACTCTGCTAAAAATTGCCACACAGGAAAAGCTATGATACCAAAAGCGCTAAAGTTTACCCCAAACATACCCGTTTCAATAGTACTAAGAGGAGCATCCCATTCCAAAGTTAGCTCCTCCCCTGGAGTAATATCACTAGGAGTCCTTAACGCCCTTAAATTCCGGGGTTTCGGTACGTCTAAGCTAGAATCTTCTCTAGGATATAAAGGGTCCGGCGCAGCAGTAGAAAAATCTCTATCTACTAAATCAAACTTAGTATTATAAAACTCTACTGCCATTATAGCATACTCTGTTTTACCTGATTCTGCTATATTTAGTATTTTATATTCTTTATATGAAGCAGCATGAACTGTATCATCAGAGGTAGAAACTTGTTTAATAGCCCATACATCCCCGTTGCTCGGGGTAGTGCTAAACTGTGCCCCATAAAAGGGAATAGTATCTTTATTATCGGAAGTAGTAGCATTTCCTGTATTTAAAATCCGTTCTTCTAGTATAGTTTCTTCGACGTATTGTAAGTTTACAAAATTTCCACTAGTATCTACGGCGCTTTCTATGTTCTTTTGTGTTGTTTCTTCGCTGGCATTTAGCAGCTCGGTTGTTGTGCTTGAACTATGCCCAGTCCAAACTGCGGCATGAGTTATTTCGTCCCCTCGCTCAAAAGTTGTAGTGCTGCCGGATGAGTTATCAAGAGTTGCTACATCTTGATTTAATACCACAGTTCTTTTAGGTATAATTACAGAAATAGTGTATTCATACCCACCTGCAAAATGACTTTTAATTTCTCTATCAATAGTAATTGAAGAAGATGTACAACTATTTACCCTGCCACTAAAAGGAATTCTGAAGTCTGACTCATCCTGTATATTAATTACATCCCCTGGAGTTAAAAAAGCCCCGTTTATTCCTGTTTTAAAAGATACTATCTCCGTTTGATTAATAGCAGTCCATAATTTCCACCTTCCGTATCTTATAGCTTGACCTTCAGACGTACACCCAAAGGCTACAGCTTTATCGCTTCTAACAGAACCAGTTTTGATTATGTTTTCTCTATCTTCAATAATTATAGGCTCTATCTTATACTCATTGTTAGGATTATTCCAAGCAACTACAACTTGGTTTATTCTAGTTTTACTACCAGATGACTGATACTCAAACATGCCGTTTATAACATTAGACCGAGAAAATGTATATATAGGTTCTTTAGGCTCGTCTATAACTGTATTAAATTGAGAGTTTGACCAGTATAATATACCTCTAAATACTGTTGCAAAGTCTTTTAATATTTTGTAAGCATCAGTACTTTTTGTTAGGTATATATTAGACCTAAAACGAGGCTCAAAACCCCCTTTTCCATCAGGTACTAGTTCATCACAATATTTAGCAACTTTATATAAAGAAAACTTATCAATATCTGTTTCTTTAAGATAGTCCCCTAATCCATATCTCTTATTGGTACAAATATCATAGAAAACCCAAGCAGGGTTATCTGTGTATATTAGTTTCTCACGAAAATTACCATCCCACAGTTGGGGTTTAGTCATCAATAATACGTTCTTGTCTTCACTATCTCTAGTATACTTTGCAGTTAGTGTCCCATCGCTCATTTCTTCCCGAGTTATATAGTTCGAGGGTACTTTTACTCTCATTCCATGGCATTCATAAGTTCTAGTAGGAGCACTCTGAAAACTTTTAGAGCTGAATTGAATATTTGCGTACGCGGTATAAGGAAAATTTAATTTCTCTTTAATTATACCCAAAGCCTGGGTAACTGTAGACGCATACACCCCATTAAGGTGCTTGCCGTCTTGACCTCCTGCATTAAACTCTGCCTGGCTTCCTTTAGTAGTTTGTAAATTCTGGTCAACGCCTCCACCTCGCTGATTCCCTTTTCTAGCCCAAGGGGTAATAGAAGTGTAATCGTCACTTCTATCCTTGGTCAAACGAGTTATACGTATAGTAAATCCAGTAAAAGGCTGAAAATCTTCTATATTAATACGAAATTCTGTAGAAAATTTTGATGTCTTTCTGTTTGCCAAACTCCAAACAGGGGTATCTCCATCAACAAGTGGAATGCCGTCACCATCAACAGCATTGGCAGCAGGTTCGTATACTCCCGCAGTAAATTTGTGCGTTACATTTGGGGGTGGCACAGTTATATATTCAGGAGTACCTGTTCCAGTATTTATTGCTATCTCTATATGATAAGCTACCCCTGCCGTATAGAGAGTACCAGAACTTATGGACTGAAGGTACATTCCCTGAGGGTACTGCATTATTATCTTTACTTCATCTATTTGAGAAGCCTGAGCCCCTGAAGCACTAATAGTAGTATAATAGGGGGCCCCAGGCTCAAATTTTTTGGTCTCGCCGTTAGTTATGCTTAGAGCCACAGAGCTATTCCCTACACCCGTTAATGTAGTTTGAGGAGGTTGGTCCTTGTCACCATTAGCAAATGTTGCAGTAGCCCCTTTATACTTTGCGGAGTGATCTACGCTATTATTAAGAATACCTTTCATATCTTTAGGCGATGTTATACTAAATTTGTAGTCCTTATCCTCGTCGAGAATGCCTGTCGGTAAGGCATCCTCGAGTGTAATAGTATTACCCTCTATTTTTTCTATTTTGAAAAAAGTATGTGTTTTTAATGTGCTGGTACCAAGCGATGAGACAGTCACTCCGCCTAAGAGAGAGGGGTCATTCATGCTCGAAAATCCTGCATGTTCAAGCCAAGTCGTTTCTTGACTTACATTAGTCCGCAATACTTTTACACGATTGACTTCTCTTCCATCAGAACCCTCCCAACTATGAGTAGTACTAAGGTCGTCTATACCTATAGTTCCTGACTCATTTGAGGATGTATCCCAGGCAGCCTTTAAGTCGTCTCCCCCGTCAGGATCCGGTAACCTTTTATGCGCTGTTCTTAAAACATAAGGCCCTATAGGCACAGCGCTTCCCAGAACACTCTCCCAACCACCTAAATTTACTACCGCAGCAGACACTACAGTACCAGTACCGGTGGCAGAAGAAGTATTTGCTGTGAACCCTGCGCCCGCGTACCATGGATAAACAGTTCCAGTACCTAATCCGCTATGGCCGTTGGTATTTATTCTAAACTCAGTACCAGGATTACCATCTGCAGCACCAAGTGCTGTCCAGTTAGTGTTACCAGCTACTGCTATTGTATATTTAACATTTTTAAAAACTTTTTCATCATCAGTAACAACAAATGCTGCTCCTGCTCCAATATTTTGCCAGGGGGTATTTCCTACTGACTGTATTTGATAAAAATACCCATTTTCTATATCTGAAGCATCTAAGACATATCCTAAATTAACTACAGATGTATCATATACTTGTAAAAATCTTATATCATCATCGCCTAAAGTTGCATTAAATATCGAACCATTTGTGGAAACAACTACGTCCTTTGAGCCCTCCTCTAGCTTAACCTCTAGGGCCTCATCCATAAGTACGGCCGAATCAGTTGAATCCATAGGATCACCATTCAGAAAAACACTGGCCGTACCATGAACTCGTCCCTGTATAGGCCCTTCTGAAATTATATCTGTTATCCCAATAGTTTGTTCAGTAGAAGATACTACAGCATTATTAATAAAATCATTTTGAGAAGAATAAACTCTCCTGTCTAATGCATTGATTGACTGCTGTGGCATTATTCGCTCCCAGTGGAACCATCTCTATTAAGAGATACGAATCTATAGTGATTTACTTTTGCTGCAGCTACTTCAAAATTAACAGGCTGCCCAGGTACTCTTAATCTACCGTAAAGAACTGGGACAGGGTCTCCTTCTACTATGTTTTGCTGGCTGCCATTAAATAAGTAATTTTGTTCTTGGTCTGAATCTGTTGAGGGGTCGGGTGCCATCAATTGGGATAGCCCCATCATACCTAAATTTGCGGCCATCAAAGTTGCAAACATTCCGGTATTACTTAAGGCAACATTTCCTGCAGCATTAACTGTAGTAAATACAGAACTGGTCGTCCCACCAGTTCCTATAGCTGCTCCTTGTGCGTTTACTGCTGTATTTCCCAACTGACCAACACCACTAGCACCTCCTGTAAAATACATAAGAGCAATTATAGCTATAGCTGCAAGTATCTTTTGTCCCCCAGACTTAGAACCGGCAGGAATAGGGGTAATTGTAACATCCCCTTTTTGAAGATTCATTAACATTTCCGTTTCATAATCTAATTTATTATTAGCCACATCTATTTCAAAACCTATATCATTATTATGACAGTCCATAAGATAATGCTTGAACGAAGGATGATTACAGTCTATACATTTCATAACGTCGGATACTTTAGGAGCCTTAACTTGAAAACCAGTTCCAAATTTCTCTCCCATTTCACCCTCAAGATATACATTACGCATCATAACGATAAGCTCCTTCTAAATATTTGTGCCATAGGGGGTAAATATTCTCCCTACAAGATAATCTATTTACTGCATGATGATAAAAGCAGTCATTACCTATATAAACCCCGCAATGGCTGCCCACCTCTGTATTAACATTAAAAACTAAAACATCATTTTCCTGCAGTTCTGTTAATGGTACGGGTTTAAAACCCCACTCTGACAATAATTCTTCTGTAAAATAATCTAACCCTTTTTTCCACCAGTCATCCTCGAAAGGCATTCTTGAAGGGATAAATATGTCTACAGTTTTTAAGTAATCTTTAGCAGCCTCAAAACAGTCAGTAACACCAAATTCGTACTCTCTACCATATAAGTCCGTTGTACTACTGCTAGGTTCTAATATATTTAGATCCATGTCAGGGTAGCTATAAATATGATAGGTTATACCTAAAGCATTACAATATTTTATATCTATTTCACTGGGTTCTGCTGATCTATCTGGATGGCTGTGTACAATAGTTACTATATCTGTTGTTCTTTTTAACTTTAAATATTCTTGTGAATCTATTATAAAGTCTTCTTCCTCCTCTGCAACGTTAGTACACGGGAACCATTTTTTCTTACCCTTTACAACTGAAATAACCCCGCAGCCTTCCCTAGGATATTCCTTTTTAAAATGCTCTTGTATATCATGTATCATTATCTAAATTTTCTACTACCCGGGAAGCCTCCAAAAGGAAGGGGTTGATTACTATCCGTATCATAAGCAGGGATACCGTGATTACTTTCCTTCTCGTCTCCCTTCGGGCCGGTTGCTAAAAAGTTTACTGTGCCTACAATTTGGTGCTTGCCTTGGTACCTAATTTTGCAAGACTGTAAAAGCTTACCACAAATATCTCCTCGTACCCAGAAAGCGCTAGCACCATTAGGAGCCTTCCCCGTGCTTTTTACAACAGCTCTCCATACGGTACCATCATAGTGTACATAAGGGTTCTGAGCCGGGTCAGTATGGTGTAGTGAATATGTTGTACTCGCGTCCCAAACAGTGTATGTTCGTACAGTAATCCATTGAGGAATTCTTGGAGCTGGTGCCACACCCGTATTGTCTTGCTGTACTCTAAAGAAAGCGCTGGGGGCCGTAAAAGTTAGTACATCGTCATCATTAAGAGTTTGAGCACTACTTAACTTAACATAGGTTCCTGCAATTTGTTCTACTGTTACAGTCCCGCTTATTCTTTCTCCTGTAACCGTGAAACCCTTCTGTATATTTGCATTTATAACATTAGCATTTATATTTACATTGACAGAATTACCGGTATTACCACTAGGGGCATAAACAATGCCAGTATAAGGTGTTGCAAAAGAAACATATTGCCCTTCGGTATACGCAACTTCGTCGTCATATGGCCCTCGCCAAGCTCCATCATATGTATTTCCTGTTAAATAACTAGCTAAAACTAGAGGCTCGTCATCTTTAGTAAAATAAAAACTATTATAGCCTTTGGAACCGTCAGGTATTTGATTAAATTTTCCCCAACTACAGGCACTCTTTATAATGTTCTCTTCCACTCCCTGATATATCCAAGGACAGTATTTTCCTATTACTTGTCTGCCTGGTATTCTTATTCCTGCTATATCTGCGGGGGAAGATAGTTCTAACTCACAAAAAAGTGCGTTCTTTGATGCTATCCTATCTATGATGAAAGTTTCTGAATCAAATTCATGGGCGGGTTCGCTCCCAGTATATTTTTCAAGGGTTCTTCGCCTTGTAATACGTTGCCCTACTAAATCATCAAATTTAAAAGTTTCAGAGTCTACAACCGTGCCATCTACCGCACCATCCCACTCGGCCTTTTCCATTTCGGTTTTAAAATCCGAACCCGCCTTTAGCATACTTTCAACATTAGCAATAGTAAGCGTAGGGCGGTTCATAGCCCCGCCTGTCTGCTTTTCTATATCATCCATTATTATAGGGAGAGTTACATAAGTATTCCCATCAAATATTAAATCATTAGAAGCAGTACCGTTATCTAAATCTTTAGCCGAGTGAAAAAATAACGTGTTGTTTGTACCTGTACCTATTTCTAGTTCATATAAGTCTATTACAGGGCTGGCTACTTCCAGTTGCTGCGCATCGGTTACTATTAGGTTTGTCATGCTTCATAAACTCTACTAAAAGTCGCAGTAATAGTAGAACTTGCAAGATCTGCGTAAGCTTGTGACCAATCTGAACAAACAACTTTTACTTCTCGTTCGTCAGAGTTAACAAAATTAAGAGTAGTATCCGCCGAAAAAGTTTTAGCTTCACTTAATACTAGTGCAGTGCCTGAAATACTGACCACAGTTACACTTTGACCTGTTACTGTAGCTCCTGGAGATATATCTAAATTATTAGTTGAAGAAGTTAATGTAATATTTGTTGTCGATCCAGGAGCCCCACTAGTAACAGCTGTGGCTGCAGAGGTAGAATTAGTATCTGGGTAAGTAAAACCAAAAGAAGTTACACCTTTATTAGCCACAAAAAAGGCTATTATATCATCTGCTGTAGCTTTTTCTCTATTATTGAAAGAGACACTAAAGGATTCTCCTAAAGGATTTAACCCATCTGCAACTCTTTGTTGATACCCGTCCCCAAAGTTAGCTACTTTAACTAAAGGAGTAGACTCTCTAGAAAGCTCTCTATCGGGCAGAACTTTTGAATCTGTAATATTTGTTACTGTAAATCCTAATGCCATTATGCTACCCCATACGGATTCAGTATGCCGCCCGCTCTCTTTTGATGATGTAACTCTCCTTGTACTGCAGCCGCAACCATTTCTCCAATTTTTTTCGCTTGCTGGCTATCTCCACTTGAAGTTTGCTGAGTGCCTCCTTGACCGCCTCCCATATTAACATTTACAGTTACATTATTTTGGCCACCTACTGCACCTTTTAAGTCCACAGGGATTGATCTACTATTAGGTAAAGGTACAACTGCTTCTGTGCCATGTAGTACGGCCCCATATCCTGAATCTCTTCCTCTTGCTATGCCACCTTGTGAGTACTTGCGGGGAGGGTTCATTATTCCTCCATATCTCGGACCAGATTTGCCCATTCTCGCCCAGTATGGCGTGGACGAGACGCTTTTGCTCGATGAAGCAGCACCACCCCCAGCGATACCAAATAAACTCGGCATAGCAGCTTGCAGCATTTTTAATATTAGCATTTCAGTAATCATTCTAGCAATCTGAGCAAGTATAGATCTAGCCATATCAGCAAACGCTTGTTTAGCGTTCTTAGTTCCGTCCACTAGGGCCATAAACGCATCTGTCATACTGCTCTGTATGCTTTCAGCAATCTGAGCTCTTCTTTCTTCTATTTCTGTTAATTCGTAGGTTAGAACGGCTTTATCTACTAGATCTTGTTTTTGTTGGTCAGAAAGCTCTAAATTTCTAGCCTTATTCTCTGCTTCAAAAGCTGCTCTTGCTGCACCTTGAAAACCTCCAGTCCCAACTCTGGCTCTAGCCTCATCTAATTGAGCTTGAGCTGTATCTAATATTTTTTTATATATATTTTCATGGACCTCGAGCTGCCCCTCGAGCTGTATCAAATGCTTCCTAGCAGCTTCTGCTGCCTTGCCCTCGCCCGCCGCTATTTCTCCCAGTATTTCATTATATGCGTTCGAGAGGGGGCCTGTCAAAATCTCGGCGTTAGACTCCGCCATGAACTCGGACCATTTACCCGAATCTATATATCCTTGTTTAATTGTCTTTTTCCTCGCGGCTAGCTTTTCTTCAAACACTCGAGTTTCTGTATCTTCAGCTAGTTTTTTACTTATTTTTGCAGACTCTATTTGACCTTTGATTGTCTCGGTTGTTAATCTTCTTATGTTCTTTATACTAGCATCGCTACCCCCGCTAATTCCTTTTGCATAACTGAGAGCCTGTTTATCACGGAATAACTCTCTTTCTGCTTGAATTCTCTCCCGTATTAAAACTAGCCTAGCCCTATCAATTTCTAATTGCCTTTCTTCCCTATCAATGGCTTCCAATCCGAATTTGTTCTCCTCTTTAGCTAAGGTGAGTCTTCTTTCCGCTAACTCAAGACTCTCTATTGCACT